GACAACATCGATGACATCCGCTTCATCGGCGACGTGCCGGAGGAGCTTCAGAAGCGCATCGAGGACGTCTACGAGGGCAAGGCGCAGGAACTCGCCGAGACCCACGAGGGCGAAGGTGACAGCGAGGAGATCGACATTCCCGAGGACTGGGACCAGTTGTCGTTCCCCGAGCTGCAGAAGCTCGCGTCGGCGATTGCCGGCAAGGCGGTTCGCAGCAAGGCCGATGCTCTCGAGATCGTCGAGATGGAGATCGAGCGTCGCGAAGAAGCCGCGAAGAACTGAGGAGACTCGAGATGGCTCTTGTGGTTGAAGATGGGACGGGATTGCCGGATGCGGAGAGCTACGTCTCCGTCGCCGACTGCAAGAGCTACCTCGATGCGCGCGGTCGGACTGCCTGGGGGCAGCTGACTGAGCCGGAGCAGGAAGCTTCTCTGCGCAATGCCACCGACTACCTTGACGCCAAGTACGGTCCTCGCGTCAACGGCTGGAAATTCAATCCCGACGTGCAGGCGCTCATCTTCCCGCGTGAAGGCATCCAGATCGACCGGGTCTACCTTGATCCTGCTCCGCTGCCTCCGCAATTGGTCAAGGCCTGCTGTGAGGCCGCCAGTGTCGCCTCGACGACCGACCTGTTCCTGCCGCTTGAGCGAGGAGGTCAGGTGACCGAGAAGCTCGAGATCGTCGGACCAATCACCGAACGCACCAAGTGGGCCGGCTCTGCACCTGTGGGCACGACCTATCCCGCAATCGATCGATGGATGGGCTTCTTGCTCGGCTCGTCCGCGATCATCGGCTCTGTGGTGCGCGGATGACCGAATACACATCTGCACGCGCGCTCGCCCTTCGTCTGATCGGCAAGAAGGGACAGCCGGTAACGATCAAGCGTTATGCCGATCCGGCTCCCGTTGATCCCGCTATGCCTTGGCGTGTAGGTGCTGGTGCTGTCACCGAGTATCCAACTGTCGGGATTGTTCTTGATTTCCGTCCTGATCAGGTGGAAGGATATGCCTTTCAGCGGGGCGACAAGCTATGTCTAATTCCAGCGCAGGGACTGAGCATTGTCCTCTTGGATACGGACATCATTCACGTGGATGCTACCGACGAAGATTGGGCAATCATCCAGCCCTCGCGGATTTATCCCGCAAACGAGGATGTCCTCTTTCAGAATTACGTGCGCAGATGGCCACGACGCTCGACCTAGCCACCGACGAAATCCTGAAGCAGTTCACGGAAACGTGGAATGCAGGCAGTGCACCACTGCTTGGTGGGTCGCCGCTAACACCGGCGGCCATCGAGTATGTGGACTTCACCAATTGGACGGGACGTCCGCTTCCGCCCAATAACAAGAATGATCGCGCCTGGTGCAGGATCGCGATTGCTCACGTCTCCGGAGCACAGCGCACGCTGCGCACCGAAGGCGAACTCTTCGAGAACCTCGGCACTGTGACTGTCCAAATCTTCACTCCATCGAAGGACAACGCAGCGCCGTCGCTTGCGCAGAAGCTTGCTACTGTGGCAAAACGGGCGTTCATGGGAAAGCGCACCCCGAATGCCTGGTTCAGTAACCCGCGCTATCAAGAAGTAGGCCGAGAAGGCGTTTGGTACCAACTGAACGTCACCTCAGATTTCCAATGGGATGAGAGAAGGTGAACCCATGGCAACCGCAGAGAAAATCTCTTCGAACTCCACAGGCCTTCGGTTCGCCGAAGAGGCAAGCATCGGCGTGTTGCCGGTCTCGCCTGCGCCCACGTGGTATCCGCTCGAGCCGAACAGCTACGATGACTTCGGCGGCGAGCTGACTCGTGTCGCGCGCAATCCCATCAACCCGTCGCGCCAGCGCAAGAAGGGCAACGTCACCGACCTCGATGCTTCGGGCGGTTTCGAGTCCGATTTGACGCAGGAGAACATGCAGTCGTTGCTGCAGGGCTTCTTCTTCGCCGATCTTCGCAAGAAGGCCGAGAAGAGCGTTGCTGTCATTTCGGGATCGCCGCTCGCTTATCAGGTGACCGCCGGTACCGATTTCAAGGTCGGCGATCTGCTGTTCGCCAAGGGCTTCGCTGCCTTCGGCAACAACGGCCTCAAGTCGGTTACGGCTGCTGCATCCGGTTCGGTCACTGTCGCCGGCCTGGCTGCTGCGACCGGCCAGTCCGGTATCATATCGCGTGTTGGTGTTCAATTCGCGTCTGGTGATGCCGAGATCGATGCCAGCGGCACTCTGCCGGTGCTCGAAACAACGACCAAGGACTTGCGTGACATCGGTCTCATTCCCGGCGAGTTCGTCTGGATCGGGGGCGACGATCCCGCAACCCAGTTCGCTAATGCCGCGAACAACGGCTATGCTCGCGTCAAGTCGGTCTCCCAGAACCAGATCGTCTTCGACAAGGCGATGGCGACGATGGTGACCGACGCGGGCACCGGCAAGACCATCCGGCTCTTCTGTGGTCGGGTGCTGAAGAACGAAGTCGGCACATTGATCAAGCGGCGCACCTATCAGCTCGAGCGCACGCTCGGCGCCAGCGAGACCACTCAGCCGACGCAAATCCAGTCGGAGTATATCGTCGGCGCGGTGCGGGGAACCTTCGAGGTCGTCATCAATACGGCGGACAAGGCGACGGTCAATCTCGGCTTCACGGCGACGAACAATGAGCAGCGCAACGGTGTCACCGGTGTCAAGGCCGGCTCTCGTCCCGCTCTCGTCGAGGCCGATATGTTCAACACGTCTTCGGACGTGAAGCGCATCAAGATGGCGGTGGTGTCGAATACCGATGAGGCACCGATCCCGCTGTTCGGCTTCGTCACCGATATGACCCTGACCATCGAGAACAACCTCGAGGCCAACAAGGCCATCGGCGTTCTGGGTTCCTTCGACGTTACCGAGGGCACGTTCCAGGTCGACGCGCAGATGACCGCCTACTTCTCCAACGTGGCTGCTGTGCAGGCCGCCCGCAACAACTCGGACGTCACGCTCGACATGCACATGATGGCGAACAACGCGGGTATCTCGCTCGACGTTCCCATGATCGGTCTCGGCGATGCGCGACTGAATGTCGAGCAGGACCAGGCGATCACCCTGCCGCTGTCGGCGGAAGCCGGCACCGGTGCGAAGTACGATCCGAACATGGATCACACCCTGCTGATGGTCTTCTTCGACTATCTGCCGGACCTTGCCGACGTTTGATCGGCTAACCACGTAGGAGGCAACTACAATGGGTATCTACGAGAAGTTCTCTTCGGACACCGAGCTCGAGAAGCGAGGCATCGTCCTCGACTTCGGCAACGGCGAATGGGTGCGTATCGCTCGCATGGGCGGTGGCAACAAGAAGTTCGTGCAGTTGTTCGAGTCGCTGATGAAGCCGTACCGTCGCGCTTTCGAGCTCGGCACGATGGACGACGACAAGGCCGCTGAGATCATGCACGAGGCGTTCGCCAAGGCGATCGTTCTCGAGTGGAACATCACCGGCAAGGATGGCAAGCCCATCGAGTTCAACGTCGAGAACTGCAAGCAGCTCTTCAAGGAGCTCCCCGAGTTCTTTGCCACGATCAAGGCGGAAGCTGAGAACCGCGCCAACTTCAATCGGAAGGCGCAGGAGGAAGAGTCGGGAAACTCGTAGCGGTCCTGCTCTATGAACTGACTCAAGGCCCTGTGGAGAGGGCGATCATTCGGCAATGTATTCTCGAACGGTCGCCCTTCCCTGACGCCATCAAGAATGCTCCGGTCCTCGCACCCGGCCTTGTGTTCTACTACATGGCGTACCAGGAAATCGCCACCTGCCGTGAGTACAACCAAGCAGGACCTGTGCCCATCTCTTGGAAACTGATCCACGACTGGTGTGCTGCCTACCGTTGCGATGATGAGATGGAAGAGGATGTCATCCACCACGTTATGAAGATGGACGAAGCCCAACGTGAATGGATGAAGAAGCGAAAGACGTTGGGATCGAAAGATGGACATCAGCCTCCTCAGCCAGCGCATCCTAAAGCTGCAAGGAAAAATCGTCGAGGGCGCTAACGAGAAGGTCAAGTTGGTTGCAAAGGCCTACTTGACCGAAGTGGTTAATGGGACTCCCGCGGACACAGGTCAGGCGATCTCTTCGTGGAAGGTGGGCCTTAACTACTCGCCTACAGGCGAACGAACCTTCGTTAAAGGTGAAAAGGGTTCAAGCCGCGGGGCCAACATCTCCGCGGTTCTTTCTATGGAGCTGCCCAAGATCGACAGGCGCGTTACCGGCCAAACGATTTACATTGTCAACACGACATCATATATTGGGCTCCTAAATGCCGGCAGGTCCAACCAGGCACCGGCTGGATTTATCGATAAGGCCCGCGTCGCCGCCGGCGCAGCCTCCAGGACGAAAAGGTTGCTCGACTGATGGCTACCACATTTGAAGACGTCATCGTCCGAGTTACCCAACGCGGTGCGGACGAAACCGCAAAGGCAATCGGCCTTATCGGCAAGGAGTCTGAGAAGACAACGGGCGCCCTTGCGGCGCTCAACCGTATCGCCTACACCATCGGCGCTGCGTTCTCTGCGAAGAGCCTGTTGGATACGGTCGACGCCTACCAGTCGATGTCCAATCAGCTCAAGCTTGTGACGAAGAATGCAACCGATCTTGCCACTGCGCAAGAGCGCCTGTTCAAGATGGCTCAGACCAACCGCACCGCTATCGCGGACGTTACCGATCTATATACCAAGCTTGCCTTGTCCCAGAAGGAAATCGGGATCAGCGGTGAGCGCATCTACGGCGTGGTCGATACGATTACCAAGGCTCTGGCGAATAACGGCAAAGGATCGCAAGCTGCGGCAGCCGGTTTGAAGCAGCTGATCCAGGGTCTGCAATCAGGCAAGCTAGCCGGCGAAGAATTGAAGTCGGTCCTCGAGAACACACCGTATCTCTCGAACATGCTGGCGAAGGGCTTGAACGTCCCGCTCGGCAAACTTCGCGAGATGGGTGCTGCCGGCGAACTCACCGCTCAGCGGGTCGTTCAGGCGTTCGAGAAAATGTCGGGCGCCATCAACAAAGACTTCGGCAAGATGAACGTCACCATCAGCCAGGCGCTGACTGTGCTTGACAACGCATGGAAGAAGTTCATCGGCAGCACGTCGGAAGCAACCGGCGCATCCAGCCTCATCTCGTCGACCATCGTTCTGCTCGCAAACAACCTGAGCACTGTGGTCACCGTCCTCGCCGCGGCAACCGCAGCGTGGATCGCGTACCGTATCGCCGTCGTCGCAGTCACCGCCGCGACTGTGCTCGCCAACGTTGCCATGAACGCGAACCCCATCGTTCGTCTCGTGACAATCATCACCGCAGCGATTGCCCTGCTGATCACTCTTGCCGGCGGCTGGGACAAAGTTGGCGCCGCAGTGATGAGCTTCGGCAAAAGTGCGCTCGAGATCATGAAGTCGATCTACGATGGTACCAACGCCGGTATCAAGTACGTTGAGGATTGGGGTAACGCCTGGGTCTCACTTGGGCAGACGATCAGCAAGAACTTCACCGCTGCCATCCAAGGCATCTGGGATTTCATCAAGGGTTGGTATGATTGGTTGTCCGATTTGATTGGTAAGCAGGTTCCCGATATCTTCAAGAACGCGGTGGACTCGGTCTACAATTTCTTCAAGGATGGTTTTACCAAAATCAAGGACTTCGTCGTCGGCATCTTCAACGCGATCCGCGATGCACTCAACAGTTTCGCGGCTTGGGCACAGGGCATCATCAACTCTGTGGTTTCCGCGGCGCAAAAGGCTCTCGCGGTTGTCAAGAGCATCGGCGGTGGTAGCAGCACTTCGCAGGTTGACGGTCAACGTGCTGCCGGTGGTCCCGT